AACTTCGATGACGAGTCATTTATAAACTATGTTGAGAAAAAAAATTTAGAAGAAACGTAAAATTAAAATTTTCCTAAAGTGATTCCTTTTTGGAATGCACAGAAGTGGGGGGGTAATAGTGGCCCCCCACTCTGCCTTTTTTAAGTCAGTAAGGTAAATTTATTGGGAAATCAGAAGGATGAGACCATATTATGGTCTGATGATGAATTTTCACGAAAACACGAAAAGTTCAAAGGGGGTATATCATGAATTTTTACAAAAAACTCAAAATATTAGAATTGCAAGGTGCTGAATCACGTTCCGCACGCTAACGCGTGCTACCGCTGAACCTCAGCCCGCGAAACGCGGGCTAATCGGGGTCCGCTGACGTGGGGCCTTCGGCCCGACCTTGAGGTGCCTTCGGCCAATCTGATTAATTATCAGTATAGTACCAACGCATGTTATACTGAATGGTTGCACCAGTGGCTAAACCTAAATCTCCGCCGGAGCATGTTACAAAAAGATAGAATTGATTTTTTGTAGTTACTGTTGAATTGTCAGTATTATATTTCAAATGATGATTAAACTTAAGAGGTATCTTCTTTTGGACAAGAGCTGTTGCACCAGTAATAGCGTCTGTCTTTAAACCAATAGTTCCAGCTTTAATAACTTTAAAAGCGGTAAAGTATTCCGGATCTCGGCTAGAATAATAATCATTAACTCCACTAAATGGATTTGGTTCAAAAAAATTAGTTATAGCAGTTGTTGCAGACATAAACTGTGAATTGTCGGGATGACAAACTATCCAATATTTCAACTTAAGATTATTAACGGTTGCAGATTGCTGAGCAAACTGAATGTCTAAACATGCACTTACAACCTTAACGGATAAACCGATACGAGCACCTTGAGTAACTCCTTCGAGAATAGTAGGAGCAATAATAGACGCATAAGCACCAGAGACACCAGCACCATATGTTTGAGCAAGTGCAGTAGCAGTAGATATTGTAATATCGCTTCGCTTCTTTTCGATGTTAACTAAATGTTTCAACATTTGAACATCTTGATATAATTGATAACCTTTTGCTAACCCTCTAACAACTTTATTTTTCTGAACTCTCTTAACAAAGCGATTTGCTTTTCGAACGCCTTTACGAATCTTTCTTGCGTATTTTCTAAATGCCATTTATAAATTATAGATGGAATTTATTTTATTTCTAACACGGAAGTCAAACGACGCTCAATCTGAGCTAACTCATTACCAGACCAAAAATTGTCTGGAGGAAACTCACAAGTGATGTATATATATGGCGAATCTATCTGAACATAACTACCCTTAACTTGTCCTTGATATATATATCTGTCAAGTATTCTTAGTAAAGTCCGATAAGGAATATTATTATCAAAGTCATCAATTATAATTGCTTCTTGTTGATTGTAATTATCCCACCAAGGAGTTCCATCCTTAATATAGTGGGACGGGTGCTTATCGATACAATAACGGGTTTTACCAGTTCCAGCTTTACCCCATCGCCAAAAAACTTGTGGGGGAGCAGTTCTTGGTTTCATAACTGCATTAAACATCTTTTCTAAACTTCGTGAATATCTTAAATATGTTTCGGGATATTCAAACATTAAATCTTCTAAAGTAATTTCTTTTTTCTTAATCTGGTCTGTTATCTCTTTTAAATCGGTTCGAGAACCTTGACCAACTCGTGGAACACCAACTTCGTAAATGTTAGTGCCTTTTGAACAATATGTCTGATTATCTAAATCAGAACCACCAGCAACAATCCAATGAGCACGGGGAACCGTTTTCCTTAATGAATCCAAAGACCTTGGATTTACTAAAGTAATATAACCTTGAAGATGCGGAGTCCCTTGTTCTCCAACCTCTTCTCCAAATATACCATATGTTGAGGCCTTTAAAAGATATTTGCAATTATGAATATCTCCTAAAGTAAAATTATTAACAGTAAAGCACCAACTTCGATGACGAGTCATTTATAAACTATGTTGAGAAAAAAAATTTAGAAGAAACGTAAAATTAAAATTTTCCTAAAGTGATTCCTTTTTGGAATGCACAGAAGTGGGGGGGTAATAGTG